ATGAACGTCAGGTCTTATTATAGACCTCATACATTATTTAGTCAAGTGTCTTCGTATCAACACGAACATTTATAATTGTGATACAGTTTTTTAAAGATAAGTGAACCATCCCGTCATAATGTATTTGGTCTGGGTGAGACTTGTAATGCCTCTATGACTATGAGTAAAATAAGCAGGCCATATTAATATATCACCAATTCTCGGTTGAAATTTTTTGTTTTGATTAGGAAACTCTGTATGCCCTCCATCCATAACATCATTCAAGTATATCATCCACGCTAGTACTCGACTACTATTTTCTTTACAATCATTCTCAGAGTGTTCAGCAAAATACCCCTCACCTGGTTTATATTTTTGCATTTTAAATACAGGACAAATACCCCATGCATCCATAATTCTACATGAGTAGTATTTGTCTTGATATTTTTCGACAGAAGAAATTAGATGCTTACCAAACGTTTGAAAGATTTCTTCAGCAAGATCATCTTTCAAATATATCTCTGTGCATTTTTTAGATTGTAAATTAATTTTTCCATTACCAAACATGCCCTCTGTATGAAAGATGGGATTGTTTTCAAACTTTTTGATAAGTTCCATGCATATTTCCGCAGGAACTTTTGCTTTATGACGTAATATAAAATCCTCAGTCACACGAACATTTATAGTTGTGGTCGTTCAAATAATGCAAGGTCTCTTTGAGACCACCACGATGCTTGAGTCCAATAGCAATCTGTGGATACTCTGCATTGCTACCAAACTCTGCATGAAATTGTTTATCTGTAAAATCTTCATCCAAGAAGTATTCATGGAAATCTTCGTGAATACTTTTCAAGAGCATACCAGCTCTTTCACACTCTTGACTACCGTTACTGTAAATTACTGCTTGCACTATGCTCCCCTCCTATTATAAGGTTCTTTCTAATCTTAAAGTTGCTTGATCTGGAAAGTCTCTTGGACGACTATCTTCTGCATTATCGGTTCTGGGTGAACCTTCGTTTTTCTTTTCAGTTTTTTGGAATGATACTCTCTTATATCTATTCATCCATACATCAGGCATCCAATAAGTTATTTGCCAGTCAACCGTGGGATTTAATTCAATATGCTTTTCAACTGTATGATTGAAGATACCGATTTGAATGTATCCGTCATGAGTTACACATTTCCCATTATCAATATCAACTATGAATAGTTTCTTCAAAGAACTACCTCATCAGGGTTGAGATTTTTTACGAATTGCACAGGATTCTTCTCAGACTTATGCACCCAATGATACCGTATACATTCTAATTTGGAATCCCATGTCTGAATACAAACATAATCAATCACGTTGTCTCCAGTCATCAGTTTTTTCATGAGAAAACCAGTCTGCAATATCATCTGCACTACCGAACCCTGATGAATGATTAGATGGATCAGGGTCCCCAAGGTCCATCTGGTTCATAAAATCATCAAAGTCACCCTCTTTCATATTAGGATTTCTTGCTTGTCTACGTGCCTTCCTTAGTATCGATGATGCACTTTGATTTGACTTTGCTAATTTGTTTGCCCAAATCATGTCATCTAAAGAAACCTCATCTCCAGACACAATCTTTTCACAGATTGCCTCTAGACGCAATCGATATTGGGTAGAAAGCATATGCTACAGTCCTGCTATTGTATTTATTTTAAAGGGTTACCGTGTTTATCTACTAACGCTAACTTTTTAATTTGAGTTAGATTAGATCTTTGACTTTTTTTAATGAGTTTGTAATCTTTAATGATTTTGTCAATCTCTTTTTGAGAGACGTTGACTTTTAACTCTTTCTGTTCGTCAGTTTTAACAAACCCAAGACCACTTTTCTTTGACTCTTCTTCTCCATCAACAAAATCATTGATCACATCTTGGATTTCATCTCGGATTAAAGAGTTAATCTGTTCTTTAAGATCCTCTTCATTCATTTTCTTTTGCTTTCTTTTTTAGGTTTACTTCCCCATAGTTTAGGATTGGCTGAACCAAATCCAAAATCAATCTTCTGAACAGCACCTTTGCCATACTTGTCATAGTACATGTCAAACATTTTAGAAACCTTACCACAACGAGTAAGGTCCATATGTTCAACACCATCTACAACATACCAAATTAGTCTAGCGTCTGTTGGAAAAGATTTATCATTTGCTGCTTCAAGAGAGGTTTTTTCAAGAAGAATTTGGCAACTATAATCAGACTGATTAATTACTTTACCGTCTTGATTTTGAATTTCCATTTCCTCTTGTTTTTGTTCGGCTACCTCAACCGTCATGAGCGACCTCCCCATTGGATATCTGGATACGCTTCCTTGACCATATCATAGGTTATCTTATATTTAGATTGCAAAAGTTTATCTTTTGTTAAGCAAATAATCTCTGCCTCTTCAGGGTGCAATCCTTCAAGCAATTGAATCAACATAGTCTCCCTACGAATAGTAGAAAGACTATCGTTACCACCCCTAACAAAGTGATAAAGATTTTTGTGTTCACGTCTAAGTGAAGTATGATCGGTTCCTATGGGAACTTCATTCTTCTTAAATGGAACTTCACCCTCTGGAACAACAGAGACAACTGTGTCATCAAAATTCCAGATAAAGATTGTCTTTAGAGCATCATTTTCATACTCTTTTAGAATATCAATCTTCTTTGCCTTTGAACGTTGCTTACCAACAAGTTCAAGGATCTCATGAATAAAAGGGTTGGGGGGAAGTTTAACCTTCGTCGTCATCTTCGTGGGACTCATAATCGTTTTCAAATCGTACTGCTAAAATTTCGTCTGGTAATACATTACCATTCTCATCAAACATCTCTGGATGAGTATAAATTGGTTGATTTACCCAGGTGTTTTCTCTTGCTAACCATCCTACCACACCTCCAACAAAAAAGAACATAATTGAAACAAGTGTTCCAATCGTAAGTGTTACTGCTAACATTTTTATACTCCAGAGATTATTTCTTTCTGATGTCCAGATAGAAGTTCAGGTGTAATACAATCTCTCTTCTAAACAGAGCGACCATCTTACCAAACTTTATCTGAAAAGTTTTTGGTTGTTCTGGTTTTGCCCTCCTGTTGCGTAAAAGCAACTCTACCCCACGATTAATATGGGGTTCTGATTTATTTAGAATGCTTGCTTCGTCGTCCAGGTCGTCGGTCATGCCTATACCTCCATGCATCTTCTAGAATGCCATACAAATAAATTTTTATCTTTCTTGCTTGAGGTTTAGGGATGTGTCCATAACCCTCGCGAAGTTGTTTATGTTCATTGTCAGCACCACCTTTGATATACTCATCAAGTTCAATTGTGAGATCGCTGAGTTCTGCAGCAGTAGTGCTTTCAATAAATGAATCAATTTCGTGCTTTTTAATTTTAGTATCTTTTAAGTAATTATAGAATTTTAAATTCATTTGTCCCTCAAAGGCATTATCAATAGCATGTTCAACTAAATCAAAGATGTCGCTGAGGTTCTGTTCCATTAGACTAATTTTTGCTCTCTAAGATACTTTACTGTTTCAGTACACCCGCCGATAGATGTATCATCAACAAGGACTTGTGGGAAAGTAGATCCATTTCCAAATTTAGAATAGAACTCTTCTCTTGTGTAATCCCTGTTTAATTTATACACGACGTGTTTCTGTTCTGATAACTGTAACACCTGAACGACCTTAGTGCAATAGGGGCAACCGTCTTTTGAATATACTGTGAATGTCATTTTTGAACCTCCTTCCAATCATTATCGAAAATTTCCAGACCTTTGTCTGTGAGAATGTGATCATACATTTGATCAAATACCTTAGGTGGCATAGTACAAATACTAGCACCATTATACCATGAACGTACAGCTCTCTGAACGTTACGGATAGATGCTGAAAGAACCTGAGTCTTAATACCATGAATACGATACAACTCAGAGATAGACCTGACAACCTCTAGACCTGCCACTGACTGGTCATCTAAGCGTCCTACAAAGGGAGAAACGTATGTTGCCCCTGCCTTTGCTGCTAGGACTGCTTGAGCGGCACAGAAGATTAGTGTGACGTTAACCTTGATGCCTTCATCAGATAGTGCCTTACAGACCCTCAAACCTTCACGGGTGCAGGGAACTTTAACTGTGCATACATTACCAAACTTTTGGGAAAGTCTTGATCCTTCTATATACATTTCAACAAAGTTACCAACAACTTCCATGCTGATATCTTTGACTCCAATATCTTTAATCTCCTGATATACATCTTCTGGATTTCTACCGCTCTTCATAATAAGAGTAGGATTGGTTGTTACACCATCTACTAACCCTGTCTCAAAATACTCTTTGATGACCTTAGTATCTGCTGTATCTAGAAAAATTTTCATTAAAAAAGGGCGACTGATACGCCCTTTATATATCATTATTTGTTTTCTTTGTAAAGGTCTTCCAATCTTTCTCTTGTCAAATCAACATACATTAATTCTTCACCTGCCTCAGGTGCCTCTGGATGCTTTGGTTTGGGGGGTTTACTCATCTCTATATTAATAGATTGAATATTACCCCACATCATGGCAAAAGCAGCACCTGCAATAACAGCAAAGCAACTGAAATATACGAACACTAGATAACCGTTCATAGTTCAGAACCTTTTTGTAATGATGTCATTGTATCATGAAGTTCTCCAACATCACGGAGACCTTCCACTGAGAACCATGGAGCATTTGCCCAACTAAATCCTTCACCCATAGTACTATCAGGTGCAGTGATATACCAATGACATGCAGTGTCAGGCACATCTACAGCACACTTAGACCAGTCATCGCTCCACTGTGGAACTTGAACCCACATAAGAGCAGCAAACATAAAAGTGAATAGTCCTTTAATCATTTGTGAGTCTCCGTTTTATGAGGTGATCTAGTGAGAAATTACCCCCACCATTGAGAACGATACATGCTGCACCTCCCCAGTAAAGAACTAATAGTTCTAACAAATAGATGTTAAATCCAGATGTGACTAGGGCATGATAAATTGCGAATGATATTGTACCTAGGATTGCTAGGGCACCCAGACGAGTGCCAAGTCCAAAGATAACCAACCAACTCCCCACAATCTCAGAGAATGCTGCGAAGTATGAGGAGAAGATTGGGAATGGAAGATGCAATGGTCTTACAAATGCATCCGCAAAGTTTTCAATGTTTTCTAGTTTCTCATATCCATGATGGATAAGCATAGTACCTATCGCTAAACGAAGTAATAAGAATCCTAGAGACTGAATCACAATGCATTACCTCTAGGAAGAACTTCCTCAGGGAATACAAACTGCTCGTGAGGTTGATCAACTGGTGCCAACCATGCACGTAGTCCTTCATTCAATAGGATGTTCTTGGTATAGAAAGTTTCAAACTCTGGATCTTCTGCTGCACGAATTTCTTGAGATACAAAGTCGTAAGCACGTAGATTAAGAGCGAGTCCAATAATACCGATAGAACTTGTCCAGAGACCCATGACGGGAACGAAGAGCATAAAGAAATGCAACCAACGCTTATTACTAAAAGCAATACCGAAGATCTGTGACCAGAAACGGTTCGCAGTAACCATCGAGTAAGTCTCCTCCTCTTGCGTAGAGTCGAAAGCCTTGAAAGTGTTTGCTTGATCCCCATCTTCATAGAGTGTGTTTTCAACAGTGACTCCGTGAATAGCAGATAGCAATGCTCCACCTAAGATACCAGCAACCCCCATCATATGGAAAGGGTTGAGCGTCCAGTTATGGAAACCCTGTAGGAAGAGTAGAAAGCGGAATATCGCAGACACGCCAAACGACGGTGCAAAGAACCAACTGGACTGTCCGAGAGGATAGATGAGAAACACACTGACAAAAACAGCGATAGGCCCAGAGAACGCAATAGCATTATACGGACGGATCCCAATTAACCTAGCCAACTCGAATTGACGAAGCATGAAACCAATGAGGGCAAATGCTCCGTGGAGCGCCACAAAATTCCAGAGTCCCCCAAGCTGGACCCAGCGGACGAAATCCCCCTGAGCCTCAGGACCCCAGAGAAGAAGAAGAGAATGACCCATAGCGTCAGCTGGAGTGCTAACTGCCGCTGTAAGAAAATTTGCACCCTCAAGATAGGAAGTAGCGAGACCGTGGGTATACCAGCTCGTTGCGAAAGTCGTGCCAGTAAGCCAACCGCCAATAGCAAGATAAGCAGTGGGTAGAAGAAGAAGTCCAGACCAGCCAATAAAAACGAAACGATCCCGCTTAAGCCAGTCGTCGAGTACGTCAAACCATCCCCTCCTTTGTTGTTGTAAAGTTGATGCTACCATTTTTTTATTACCTCCTTAAGGTAGAAAAGATTTTTCGTAATGGTTTATAACTTATCATATCTTAACACAAAAATAGAAATAAAAAAAGGGGTCGAAAGACCCCTCATTTTTTTATATATGAACCACTATCATCCGACAGAAGGTGCGGTGAGTGCTACAGGTGTAGACTCAGCAGCAGCAAGGTCAAGTGGGAAGTTGTGTGCGTTACGCTCATGCATAACTTCCATACCCAAACCAGCGCGGTTCAGAACATCTGCCCAGGTGTTCAACACACGACCCTGACCATCAAGGATGGACTGGTTGAAGTTGAAACCGTTCAGGTTGAATGCCATCGTGGAGACGCCAAGGGCGGTGAACCAGATGCCGACAACAGGCCATGCAGCAAGGAAGAAGTGCAAGGAGCGGGAGTTGTTGAATGAAGCGTATTGGAAGATCAAACGACCGAAGTACCCGTGGGCAGCAACGATGTTATAGGTCTCTTCTTCTTGACCGAACTTGTAACCATAGTTCTGTGACTCTTGCTCAGTGGTTTCACGAACCAAGGAGGAAGTAACCAATGAACCGTGCATTGCGGAGAACAGTGAACCACCGAAGACACCTGCGACTCCCAGCATGTGGAAGGGGTGCATCAGGATGTTGTGCTCTGCTTGGAAGACAAGCATGTAGTTAAATGTACCAGAGATACCCAAGGGCATCGCATCAGAGAAAGAACCTTGACCGAAAGGATAGACGAGGAATACTGCACTCGCAGCAGCGACTGGTGCAGAGTATGCAACACAGATCCATGGACGCATACCTAAGCGGTAAGAAAGTTCCCACTCACGTCCCATATATGCATAGATGCCGATAAGGAAGTGGAAGATAACTAGTTGGAAAGGACCACCATTGTAGAGCCATTCATCCAAAGATGCAGCTTCCCAGATGGGGTAGAAGTGTAGACCAATTGCATTAGAAGAAGGAACGACAGCACCAGAAATGATGTTGTTTCCATACATGAGTGAACCAGCAACTGGTTCGCGGATGCCGTCGATGTCCACAGGAGGAGCAGCAACGAATGCAACGATGAAGCAAATTGTAGCAGCAAGCAGGGTTGGAATCATAAGGACTCCGAACCAACCGACATACAGACGGTTGTTAGTGCTTGTGACCCAATCACAGAACTCATTCCATGAAGATTGGGTTTGTTGTTGTTGTAATGTAGCGTTAGCCATTGTACTAAAAGAAAGTAAGATCATCAGGGAAATGATGGTTTTACTATTCCTGTATCACCCTTAGATACAGGTATGAAAGACGTTTTTATACACCCTATAGGTCTTGGTTTAGGGGGTGTTACGACTTGTTAAGAAATGTTTTGGTTTCTTAACCTCTCGAC